CCCAAGGCTAAAAAGAAATGGGTTGAAGAAGAAGAATTTGGAGCGATAGGTGCTTTAGATTTACGTGACAAAAAGGAAATTCGAAACTCTAAATACAAAAAAACTAAGTTTGATGCAGTACCTGCAGGTATGCGTAGGCATGAAAGGCCAGAAGAACTCTGGACTACAGATGACTTGGTTAGTGAGTTTTATGAACTAACTCGAAAAGCTGCACCAAATGTTCCCAGTCAGGTTAACGGCAAAAACTTAGCCACTTGGATAAACAGGCAAGTTAGCGAGGGCGTAGAACGGTTATCTTTGCTAAAGGCCATTCGTGCGTTCTTTAATGATCCGCGTTTGACAAAAGATCCCGGTATAGGTCATCCTTATTGGCGTAGGTTTGTAGCCTATTACCCAACAGTTCATGGAATACACTCTCGTATTGATGAAGTTGAGTATACTGACGAAGAATTCGAGGCTCACCAAGCCCGGATGATTAAACTATTGGAGGACTGATGTATGAATTATCAGACTTAAGGCCTTCGGTTAGGAGCCAGATTAACCAATCTGGTATACCGGAGCGGTTTATTGGGTTAACTCTTGAAGATCTTCGCCCATACAAAAATGGGCCTACAGCTACCCTAGAAAAATGGATAGGTCAGGTCTTAGACGGTCAAATAATCAAGGCTAGGGGGTCATCTAAGTGTGGCTTGGGTCTACTATTAGTCGGAATGCCAGGACACGGGAAGACTACTCTTGCTAGTGTAGTAGTACAGGAAATCTTACGAAAGTCGTCCCCTGAACTTTGGGGGTCAACTGAAACATTTGCTAAAAAACCGGCACTATTTGTAGACTATCCTAAACTCTTACGTATTCAACAACGTGCATGGAAAGATGAGGACGGATTAGACTCCGCTCTTATGGAAAACGTGTATGGTGAAGGTACGGGTTCAGATAATGTCAGTCTCCTAGTTTTAGATGATTTGGGGAAAGAGCATAGAACTGCGTCTGGCTGGGCTGAGAACACTTTTGATGCTGTTCTTAGGGCTCGGTATAATGCAGGACTACCGACTATAGTTACAACAAATGTTCCATTAAAAAATTGGGGTGAAGTTTACGGACAACCAATGGAAAGTTTTGCACACGAAGCTTTTCTACCAATTAATATAGTTTCAGAAGAGGGAGATCGTAGGAAGAATGAAGGATAAAACAATGGCTGCAGCTGAATGGCGTACGGTTCAATTCTTTTTATCACCACGCGGAGTTTTTGAGGTAGAGATAGATCTGGGTAGCGACGAAGTTCGATGCACATGCCCAGGTTTTGAGTCACGTACGGTATGTAAACATACTCGTACTGTTGTCTCCAGGGCAAAACGTAATAATGGCGTGTATCCGTTAAAAGTTTCATCACGTGCTTCTCAAAAAGAAAGCGATGCTGCCCAAGAATCTAACGAATCATTCCGTGACTTTGTAATTAAATACGGATACATAGAGGCTTAGGGAATGCAAGGAGGGGATTTAAGTAACGAGGTTCCTCGCAGGGCAGCTGTTACAATAGATTGTTTTTTAGACCGGAAACCAATATTTAAAAAAATATTTGGAATTATTCCTACAACGTCTGAAGATATTACATACAACCGTGGCATGCTTTCACGGTTTTGGAACTACACCAGCTATACTGGATTTGTTTTAGAGCTTGTAGGTTTTGGATATTCTCAAAAAGAAATTGATGAGGTTATGGAAGACCTTGACAACTTAGGTACTAATCCATTTAGATATGGTAAGGCATATAATGTTGTTTCTGATTTGGTAGCCGAGTTACCCTATCGTAATGATTTAGTATGCGTAATTGACATACCTAGTCGTGGACTAAGGTATGGTAGTTGGTACTACGACCTCGGGAGGGTTTAATGGCTGCTGACAATGAACTACGGTTGATAAGCCGTGCTATTCGCACACGTGATATCACTGAGATCCTAGAATACGGTCTTGCAGAAGATTGGTTTTATGTAGAAGAAAACCGATCTGTTTGGAAGTTTATTCTTAACCATTGGAAAAAGTACTCTGAGGTTCCAACGGCCGTAACAGTTAAAGATAATTTTCCTACGTATCGTCTTCTTGCTGTAGAAGATTCTGTTGAGTATTTACTTGACCAGTTGGTTGAATATCGCAAGCGGCAAAAAGCAATATCTCTTGTACAAGATGCTGCAGAGGCTATTGCTTCCGGAGACCACGTAGCTGCAATCAATATGATGAGTTCCGGTGTTGCAAAGATTGCTGATGAGGGTATGTCAGTAACTACTGATATCAACCTAACTACAGAACCCATGGATCGGTATGACGAGTATCTTGCAGTAAAGACTCGACCAAACGGACTTTTAGGAATGGCTACGGGGTTTACTTTAATTGATCAGGCAACTGCAGGTCTGCAGCCAGGACAGTTAATTGTAATTATTGCCCCACCTAAAACAGGTAAGTCAGTTGTTGCATTACAAACCGCTGTAAACCTTCACGAAGACGGGTTTGTACCTATGTTCCAGTCTTTTGAGATGAGTAACCACGAGCAGCAAACTCGTCACGATGCAATGCGCTCAAATATCTCTCATGCCCGCCTTACACGTGGCGGTTTAAAGACGGACGAAGAAGCTCGTTACCAGAAAGCACTAAAGCGCATGGAAAACATGCACAACTTTTATTTGACAGATTCATCATCTGCTCAAACTGTGTCAGGCCTTTCTGCTAAGATTGAGAAACTACAGCCCGACGTAGTATTTGTGGATGGTGTTTATCTTATGCTTGATGAGGTTAGCGGCGAGCAAAACAATGCTTTAGCACTTACCAACATCACTCGTAACTTGAAGCGCCTTGCACAGAGGACAAAGAAACCGATCGTAGTTACCACCCAGGTACTGGAATGGAAGATGAAGAAGAACCGTGTCTCTGCTGGAGCCATTGGTTACTCATCATCATTCTTCCAGGATGCTGACGTGATACTCGCCCTTGAACGGCAAGATCCAGAGGATGACTCGTCACGTTTATTCCGTGTCGAAGCCAGCCGTAACTGCGGTCGTGTAGAAACAGAATTACTGTGGGACTGGGAAAACGGAAAGTTTCAGGAGTATACAAACCCATGAAATCAATAATATTAAGCGCAATACTTTTAAGCCTTATTTGGCTTTTACATAAATATACTGACTAGGAGGAAGTCATGGACTTTGGTCCCAATTTTGAAGGTGAACAGGCATGTATGACGGTAGAAAATCCCGACATGTTTTTTCCACATCCATCTGATCGTGCCGGGATAGCTGCAGCAAAAGAAGTTTGCAATAGTTGCAACTTTATTACAGAATGCTTAAGCTATGCAGTACGCCACCCAGAATTACAAGGTGTTTGGGGAGGATTAACGCAGCGTCAAAGGGAAACGCTACGGTCAAAGTTAAGGAATAAAGCTAATGTTATTAACTGATGACAAAATAAAAGCCGTTTTAGTTAATCTCAATATTGAGGTTGAAAACGAACGTGGCAATGAAATTTTGGCTTTATGCCCAGGACACGAATTGCGTACAGGTAAGGTAGACCAAAATCCATCTTGGTCTATCAACACTGAAACAGGTGTTCACCATTGTTTTTCTTGTGGATATAAAGGCAATCTTTTAACTCTCGTAGCAGAACAAAAAGAGTTCTACACTGAGTGGAATAGGCTAGATCTTGATGGCGCTAAAGAATGGTTGCGTCAAAATTCAAAAATAGATTTGCCTATGCTTATAAAGCAAATGGAGGAAATCAAAGATTCTTACATTGCTATACCTAAGCCAGTTCCTATGAGTGAGGCTCGGTTGGCGCTGTACTCTAGCACTATACCTAAGAACGCTCTAGATTCTCGTTTATTAAAAGAAGACTCCTGTGCCCGGTACGGAATTCTTTGGGACACAGGTAACAGTCGTTGGATTCTTCCCATCCGTACTTGGGAAGATAACGAACTTATGGGTTGGCAAGAAAAAGGATACAAAGAGCGTTACTTTAAAAATCGTCCAACAGGTATTGCAAAAAGCAAAACCTTATTCAATAGCTACAACACTGAGTATGACAATAGGATGATAGTTGTAGAAAGTCCTCTGGATGCAGTACGATTGCATTCAGCAGGTATCGAAGGTGGCCTAGCCACATTTGGTACAGCAGTAAGTCCAGAACAGTTCAGCATCATGCGAGAGACAACAGACTTGATATTTGCCTTTGACAATGATGAACCAGGTCGGGCCGCTGCATTACGAATGCTAGATCTTTGCCGTAAGACAGGGATGGAGTGCAAGTTCTTTAATTATGATGATGTAGAATGTAAGGATATTGGTGAAATGACCGATAACCTTATACATCGTGGTATTGAAACTGCAAAACACTGTGTACTAGGTAAAGCAGCTATTCTGGGAGCGTAATGTCGTTTATAGGTACTCTTTTGCCTTATCAAGTAGAGGCTGTAGAACGTATGTGCAAGCAAGGCCGCATACTTGTTGCATATGACCTCGGTCTTGGTAAGACAGTGCTCACTATCTCAGCAATCGAGAAGCTCCGGGACCAGGGAAAAATTTCTGGCCCGGGGCTTGTCGTATGTTTATCAAGTCTTAAATATCAATGGGCATCTCAAATTAAAAAATTTACTGGGGACTCGGCTACAGCATTAGTAATTGATGGAACCCCGGCAATTCGACTTCGCCAGTACGCCAGCGCTAAAGACTATGATTATGTAATTATTAATTATGAACAAGCAGTAAAAGATTTTGATTTCATTAAAAAAATGCCTAGAGCATTCATAGTTGCCGATGAGGCCACAGCTTTAAAAAGTTTTAAATCAAAACGATCAAAATGTGTAAAAAAATTAACATCTCCATATGTTTTTGCCTTGACCGGTACACCCGTAGAAAATGGAAAAGCCGAAGAGTTATTTTCAATCATGGAGTTTGTAGATCCTAAAATTCTTGGCCGATTTATTGATTTTGAGTTTAAGCACATAGTTCG